TAGGCGAGATTATACGCAAACGTTTTGCGGAAGTTTATGGAGAGAAAGCACTTGCCGACTTCGACAAACTCGCAGAAACAAACAAAAAATTTAAACAGACATGGCAAGAGCTAGGAGTACAGTTCCAGCTGCTCATTGACGGTCCTCTCAAAGGACTATTAGATATTATAAACAGAATTAATTTTAACGCTAAGAAAGACAAAGAACTTACTCCTCAAGAACTAAAAGTCAGAAAATTAGAGCAACGTAACAGAGGCTTTGGACCTACCATTAATCAGGCAGAAATAGACGAACTTGAAGCAGCAAGAGCAGAACTAGCAGAAAGCCAAAAAGCTAAGGTCGACCCCAGCAACACAGGAGTGACAGCAGATACAGAGGCACAAAAGCAACTAGTAGATCTTGTAAACCAAAAGAAAGAAATAGAGAAAACAATAAATACAGAAAAACTTGCAGCTCTTGAACAAGCACTGACAGCAAGAAGAGATGATCTTGCTCTATTAAATACCGCAGCTGGCATAACGAGAGCAACAGCAGATCTAGACAACACCAGAAAAGAGTTAGCAGCAGAACGAAACGCTATAAACAAAGATACGCTTAAAATCGCACAACTAGAAAAAACCGAAGTAGAACAAGCCGCTGAATTAGAAAGGCAGCAAGTAGCCCAGGCAAACGCGCTTAGAAAAGCACAACTACAAATCTACAAAGACGAAGAAAATGCACGTATATCTGCATTTAAAGTAAGAGGTGACATATATCAATTAGAGCTTAAAAAAGCATCGTTAATTACAACTGCTGCCAATCAAGCACAAAACAGCCTTACAGCCGCTAGAGAAGAAGCCAGCACCCAAGAACAGATACTCAGAGCACAATTCGAACTAAGAAAATTAGACATTAAAGAGCAAGAAGTAAAAATACAAGAAGCAATACTACTAGAAACAAAAGTAGACAAGATCAAAGCAGAGCTAGCCTTAAAAGAAAAAGCAATACAACAAGCAGAAGTCTTAAGACAGATAGGAATAGATCAATACAACCAGCAACAAGAGCTAAACACTTTGCTTGCCGAACAAAACGCTCTTCGAGCACAGCAAGCCAACGACCCTTCACGAACTTTTAGTTTCGATGCCCAAGGTTTTGGTTTCTTTGGAGACAGTTTCAAACTAGAAGCAGATCTATTCCAAAAATATAATGACGACATAGATGTATTTAATCGCAAAATAGCAGACGCAAAAGCAAATCTGGCCAAGCTAACAGAGGCAGATATAAAAGACGGACGTGCGCAGCCCTTCTTAGCACAGCTAGATACTTTAGAAGTATTAAAAGGCAACTATGAGCGTTTACAGCCAGCAATCAACGCAGCTGCTCTGGAACAGCAGCGGTTCAACGATGCCCTTGCAGCGGTATCCCCTGGAGTGAACGCACTGGTCGGCGGCCTACAAGAAGTAGTCGCTGGAACGAAGACAGCAGAGGAAGCCTTTGCGGACTTCTTACGCACCATTGCGGACCAGCTAGTCCAAACAGCAGCACTAATGATTGCGCAGTATATCGCTATCGGTTTGGCTAAAGCTTTTGCAGGCTTGGGTACACCTGTTGGAGGCCAAACTTCTTTACCTGGAACCAGTATAGGTTCAGGCGGCGGGGAATTTACAAATATAGCCGGGAACGTATTCGGTACTTTAGGGCCAAATTTTGGCATTAGGCAAAGAGCAGACGGCGGCCCAGTCAGCGCAAACCAGCCCTACATCGTAGGCGAGCGCGGGCCAGAACTTTTGATTCCACAAACTTCAGGTACGGTGCTTAGCAATGCGGACAGCAAAGCTGCCTTAGCAAGATACAAGCCAGGCAATAGCCTTTTAAGCGAAGCGGGCGGCGACAGCACTGGAACAGGCGTAGGAAGAAGTCAAACTTTAGACCCAGTCATAAATATTTCCACCGGACCGACCTTGCAATTTGAGGGTGAAAGCTATGTTAAGCAAGAGGACTTTAGGGCAGGTCTTGCCCGAGCTGCCCAAGAAGGTGCAAGACAAGGCCAGACGCTTACGCTGCGAAAACTTATGATGTCTCCTACAGCCCGCAGTAAAATCGGAATCTAATGGAACTAAGTATTGGAGTATTGGTAACCCTTAGCCAAGCTAGCCAACCAGTAATGCGGATGCAGAATTACCGTGTATCCAATAGCGTAAATTTTAATGGAGAGACCTTTACATTTGCGCCTTTTTCATTTTCAGGTGCAGTAACAAGTTTGCAAGGCGACAATGTCGAAGCGGGCCTAGTTTTCCCTTCAAACATCGTTACACGTAGTTGGGCACAGGACGCGATCCTCTTACGGTGGACAGCAAAGGCAGACATTGTGCTTTTGAACGACGATTTTACGATACAAAGCCAGCTCTACTCATATGCAGGGCAAGTAGGTAATGGAGGCTGGAACGAAACAACACTAGAGCTGCAGCTTAATAGTGTGATCAACGCTGTAAGTGGTAATATTCCCGGTCGGGTACTGAACAGACAGCTAGTTGGCAAGATCCCTATCACTTCTTCAATCAATGTGTAGTCAGCTAATAGGTAAGGAGTACAGCTACGGAGAGAACGGTGAAAAGGTGGATTGTATATCTTTAGTTTTCCAAGCTTTAGACATTATGGGGATCGAGAATCCGGGCGTTCAGAAGTGTTGGTACACCATGTCTATACGTGAGATATTTGGGCAGGTTTCTATTTACGCCCACTGGGTAGACGAGCCGACCTATGATGGCGACATAGTATTACTCGCCAGCGATCCACTGGCTTTTGGCGTTGTATGGAAAGCGGGAATCCTTTACATCAATCAAACGATAATGAAAGTGGATTGGAAGCCAGTAAGCTACCTTTCGATCCGCCGTTGCTTCCGTATGAAAGGGAACTCGTAGAATTTCTGGGCTGCACTAAAGCAGAATATAAAGAATTAATAAAATACAACAATATGCAGCCCCGCGTAAGGGCTGCGGCGTACGAAAACGTACCAGATATTGTCAACGAACCTGTATCGATTACAGCAATTGTAGTTAATCTTGTTATTGGCCTTGCGCTTACAGCAGCCTCTGTGCTTCTTGCTCCAAAACCGAGCATACCAGACCAAGAAAAGCGAAGGCAAATTCGTCAGCAGCAACTGCCAGACCAGATCGGCCCAAGCCGTTTTAACCAAACGAGCAGCTTCAGCGGTTTTTCTGCTCTCGTGCAATATGGAGCACCTGTTCCAATTCCTTTCGGAAAAATAGGCACAGCAATTGGGGAAGGAGTTGACGAAACAGTAACGACAGGAGGAATCGTATTACCTGGAACGTTGGTATGGTCAAGGGCTTTTTCAGAAGGCACCTTCCAACGCATCAAACTTCTTTACACCTTTGGGGAGTATTTAGAAGGCGTGCCCACATTAAGGAGCACATGGCTTGGTACGACATCACTAAGCAGCCTGGGTAATTTTGACTTCGCCTATTATTGGAGTTCTAAGCAAGGACCAAATAGGATTAAGGGCGGAGATTTCTTATACGGTAAAAGAGGTGTACCCGGTTCAGCCGACCCAGACACTATAGACGAAATCTTTACTGCTCCGGGTGAGACAGAATTTGACAACGCTTTTTGCCAGGTGTACAACCCAAATAGCAAGGCGCGGTTTGGCCACTACAGCCCAATAAGGAACGGCACAGCACACCGCTTAAATTGGGAAGTAGTTAGCATTCCTTTCTCCACGGGTGAGGGCTCATCGACCGGTGACAGAAATGATGCAATACGGAGAGCTAGGGCAAAACGAGTAAAAATCAGCGGTATAAATGCGGCTCAACTTGCAAGCGACGGCTTTAATGACGCTGCTGGTCAGCCAGGGGTAGGCAGAGGCTATGGAACGCAGATGGGTTTAATTTCGATACAAAGACAGGGACAGGCAGAAGAGCTATTTGAAGACAAGCAAGCACGTATTAACATTGAACTAGGTGACATAGTTACATTCAGGCTTAGTAGTACTGACCCACTTACTCTAGACAAAAACGACCCAGTTTTTAATACTACGGATACTCAAGGCGACACTATAATAAATGGAAACCCTGAAGACTACGGAATAAGCTATACAGATGTGAAATCTGCTGTTGATGATTTACGCATACAGGCAGATGAAGCGATGGTATTAGGCTCCCGGTGGATTATTGGTAACGTAGGTTTTATTGTTGTATCAAGAACGCAAAATATATGGAGCCAAGGTAACACTGTTGATGTAAAGCTGGAATGTAACAACACATTAGGTGAAAAAGAGATAGGTATTGCTGGCACTAGGGCAGTACAAGATTTATTGGGCGGTTACGAAGGCCCATGGCCCGAGTTTTTACGTGGTCCGAGGCCATCAAATATAAATGAAGGCGGGTTTAGTATTAACAAACACTGCGGTGCAGCCTTCTGGAACATTTGTAAATACGATGTTGCGTCTGTGCGGATGATCAGGGCTGCAGACACAGTTGAAGTAGGAATCAAGAGTACCGTATTTAACCAAGCTAACGGATTGTGTAATTTCAACGGTTTGCTAACACCAAAAGAAACTTGGAAGAGAGACAAAGACGATATTCAATTAAATACGCCTGCCTTATCAAGGTATTTTCAAAGAACGTCTTGCTTCAGTATTTGGATACGAGAAATACCTGACTACGAGCCAGTTGATGGTGACGAAGGTGCAAATCCCAAGCCGTGGTCAAGGATACCACAAGTTTTTTGCGTCAGCGGTAACACACCCCAGCCTTTATTTAACTACATTAGATTGCGGCCAAGGGGTTTACCGGGACCAAAGAAAAGATACGAGTTTAGGTTTACACCCAGAACAGGTTCAGACATAGTTCAAAACGGGCTAGATGGTGCAATATATTTTAGACTTAACGCTCAAAGCGGTAATGTTATTGGTGAAGATTTTCAGACCTCTTACGGACCAGTAAGGGTTACATTTACCGGTGACAGGGTAAAAAGAGAGGCAATTTTATTAAACAGCGAATTAACCACAGCAGCTGGGGCGGACACTGAAGCTGGAAGCGTAGAGGAAGAGGTACCTGTACTTGTACCGACAAACATACGACTTGTAAATGTTATAGGAAACCAAAATTTTGCAATAAATGCGTGGCTTACTGAAGTCATCGGTAGAAACCCTAGCTTTTCCGGTGAAATAGGCAGAGGAACAGTCCTGTTTACAAAAAACAGGACTAACAACTCTCCAGGCTTTATAGAGATTAGAGTTAGCGCCACTGCTGGAACGCAAACCGGATCCTTACACCAGGAGTATTATGGAACTAGGTTAAACTGGTCTAACGCTGTAACACCTGTTTTTAACGTAATACAGGGACCGAACACAGGGGGACTGTGGACCGGAGTAGGTGAAGGTTTTAGCGTTACAAAATTTATAAGCTCATCTAACCGCTACAGAAACGTACAAAGTCAAGTTACCTTCTCTTTTGACATTAGTGCTGTAGAGACGATTACCCAGTCAATTACTGTAACTCAACCCTCTACTAGTATTGGCTTTGAAGAAAGACTTTTTGAAGAAAGCAGCCAAGTTTCTGACTGCAGCCATTATCTAGAACTTACAAAGTCAAATTCAGACTCACCGGAGCATGAAATTGTCTATGTAAATGAAAGTGTACGCGAGCAGACCGTTCCTCAATACGAAGACCTTTCAATGCTAGGTTTGTGTGTAAAAGCTGGAAACAATTTTTCCAGCGTTGAGCAACCCCGAATATGGTTAGATAAAGGCATTAGTGTAGAAAGGCTAGAGCCGGATATAAGCAATACATTCGGCCCAAGCAATATATTTTCAGACCTGCTTTATTACCTGCTTACAAACGAAAAACAAGGTGTTGGTACGAGCGTTTCTTCGGAGCTTGTTGACAGGAATAGTTTTGCGGAGACTGCAAAGTACCTAGTAAAAAACCGTATATTTTGGACAGGGGTTATAGAGGCCGAAACAAACCTAAGGTCTTTTGCGGTGGAAAACGCTGGTAAATGTTTATGTAATTTTACAATTAAAAACGGGGTGTTTGGTGTGATGCCTGCTTTACCTGTCGAACAAGACGGAAGCATAAGTTTAAACAGGTTAGTTCCTAGTCAAATTTTTTCTGCCGGTAATATTTTAGAGAATTCCCTGCAGGTTTCCTTTATTGATGGCAACGAAAGAATAGCAAAGGGTATATCTGTACGCTGGCGCGATTTAAAACCCTATGAACTGCCTGAAGAAAGAACCGCAATTATCTACGAGAATATTGGTGGTGCAGGCGAGCCCAGCATTATAGAAGACTTGGACCTTACGCAATTCTGCGACAACAGAGACCAAGCACTTAAAACTGCCCGCTTCATACTGGCTTCTTCCCGACTGGTAAGCAAAACAATATCGTTTGAAACAACTCCAGACGTTTTACTAATCCAACCTGGAAGTTATATACAAGTATTGGTAGAGGAGGTTGATTTTAGTGCAGGTTTAAACGTAATGATAAACCCTGACCTATCCATAAAGTCTGTAAATCCCGTACCAAACGGTACATACGACGCAACTGTACTTTTGTCTGGATCAAACGAAATCCAGACTCGTAGTGTTGCAGTACTCGACAACTCGGTAACAGATCCATCTTTAGCTGGAGCGTTGATTAGCTTCCCTAGCCTGACACCTAATGAGGACATCTACCAAGTGCAGGAGCTAACATTAAGTGAAGACGGCATTGTCAGCGTGACTGCGGTGGTTGTTCCAACTAATATTGATGGGGTATCCCGCGTCGCAAGTTTGGTTGAACAAGTCAACCCAGACTCCTTTGTAGTAATAGAGTAATGGCATTTCCCAGTTTAGTTCCATCAGCACGCTCTTTTGCCCAAGGGGACTTTGCCAACAGAAAGTACAACGCTATTTCAGGCCAGGAAACCCGCATCCGCTACGGCGATAAAAAATACGGTGCTACTTTAAACCTTACTTATCAAAACCTCAGCGACGCCCAAGCAAATCTATTCTTAGAGCACTACACAGAAGTGCTTGGAACGTTTAAAAGCTTTACACTGCCCGCAGCCACAACAGAAGGCTGGTCAAGCGCGAATTACATACCTGACAGTTCAGAGCTAAGATGGCGGTACGAGGCTGCTCCAACTTTAACTAACAACAGGCCCGGTGTTTCTAGTATTTCGTTGCAGCTGAGGGGTGTGATCTGATGGCTTTCTACACAGGCACTGATGGAAGACTGATTATTGACAATGTAACTGCAGCAAAAGTAATTAACTGGTCTTTTACGTCTAGTTTGCAAGTGCTGGAGACAACCACACTTTCAGACTTTGATCGTACAGCAGTGCCAGGCATTAGGTCTTCCTCTGGTTCGTGCTCATTATTTTACTACGATGCCGACCCAACCAGCACATCTACGAATAGCGCAAGTAAACTATTAAACAAGATAATCAAAGCTGGGGGGTCTAATGCCCAAGGAGCAGAAACAGAAAAAGTACGTTTAGAGCTTCGTGTAGTTACAGGCGGCTCTACCAGAAGCGTTGTTGGTGATGTTTGGATTACTAGTGCAAACATGACAATGGCTGTAGGAGAAGTACTGTCTTGTAACATCACCTTTGAGTTTGATGGGGCACCTACATCCGTACTGATATGAGCATTTATTTAGGCGCAGAAGGTTACGTACAGCTAAGAAGAACATCTGAGAACGATGAATACGTAAGGAGCGTATTAACTCCTACTGCCGTAAACGTTTCGGAGCGCAGGTTTAGCTTTAGCTCTGCCTCAGGGGCTTTTATAACAGGGGATAGGATAGAGCTTGGCATGCAAGATCG